CAGACACTTCAGACTGAATTTGCTTTTCAGTACAGAAGATATGCGCATCATCTTGAATAAAGTTACGTAAACGCATCAAACCATGCAAGGTGCCAGACGGCTCGTTACGGTGGCAAGAACCAAACTCAGCCATTCTTAGTGGTAAGTCTCGGTAGCTTTTTAAACCTTGGTTGTAAATTTGTACGTGGCAAGGGCAATTCATTGGTTTAACCGCATATTCACGGCTATCAGAATCCACCGTAAACATATCGTCGCGGAATTTATCCCAATGACCCGACTTTTCCCATAAGGTTTTATCGACCAATTGCGGCGTACGCACTTCTACGTAATTATTAAGCTCTAGCTTGCGACGAATGTATTGCTCAATAGTACGGTATATTGTTAAGCCCGCATCGTGCCAAAAAATCATTCCTGGCGCTTCTTCCTGTAAATGGAATAAGTCTAATGATTTTGAAATTTTACGGTGATCACGTTTTTCAGCTTCTTCGATACGGTGTAAATACTTCTTAAGCGCCTTTTTATCGCCCCAAGCCGTGCCATAAATACGCTGTAACATTTCATTATTGGCATCACCGCGCCAATAAGCACCGGCTAACTTCGTGAGTTTAAAGGCTTTGCAAAATGACATATTAGGCAAATGCGGGCCACGACACATATCGGTATATTCTTCGTGCTGATAAAGGCCAACGTTGACCACCTCATCACCCATATCGTCAATTAAACGCATTTTATAGGTTTCACCACGCGACTCAAATAACGCTCGAGCCTCTGCTTTTGGCACCATCGTCTTCACAACGTCATAAGCCGTTGCCGCCAACTCTGCCATGCGTTTTTGAATCACTTCAAGGTCATCCGGTGTAAACCGGTGTTCACTTTGCACATCGTAATAAAAGCCGTTATCGATAACCGGCCCAATAACCATTTGCGTATCCGGGAATAATTGTTTAATAGCGTGACCCAGCAAGTGAGCTGTTGAGTGACGAATAATCTCGACACCTTCTTCATCACGCCCAGTAACAATAGATAAACTAGCGTCTTGCTCTATTAATTCGCAGGCATCAACCAACTCACCATTCACTTTACCCGCAACGGTAGCCTTTGCTAGGCCAGCACCAATATCTGCTGCGACCTCGAGCACACTTACTGCTTGTGAAAACTCGCGCTGACTTCCATCCGGTAATGTAATAACTGGCACGTTAGGACCTTAATAATTTTTAATAGAGGGTATATAAAGAGTTTCAGTAGATTGGTAGGCACGAGTGGATTCGAACCACCGACCTCATCCATGTCAAGTTTTTAGTTAGACTGACCCTTACAACTACTTAGGTGATTAGTCATTCTACGCGCTAGACTCTGAAGGCAGGCAGTGTAGCACAAGATGACATTAGAATGAAACGCCTTATCATTTAATCTGAGGTGAGTACCTTCAGAAACTCCTCGATAACAGCGATGCCTTTAGGTGTTAGGCGCACCATTTTAAAAGCAGGGAAGTTGTAATCAATGAAGGTTTCAGCAAGTCCCCAGCCTTTCATTTTAGCGCCCTTGTAGCCTTGTATTGAGAAAGTCGCAGCAGTACGACCGGCGGCGCTTATAGACACGCCTGTAGCCTCTGCCATATCTGTGAGCCTTGCGCCTGATCGACCTGCGTTATAAATGAAGATAAGCGCGTCTATTTGCGTCATTTCTACTTGAAGTTTGGTAGCTGCCTGTAATAGGGTTTTAGCCTTAATAAATCGTTTAGTTGCTAGCATGATGCGTTCCTTTGTTAGTCCTTGAGTGATTACTATAGTGTCCGTACTACGTGTGTGTGTTAGTTGTTCTGCGTGCATATTATCTCCCTGTTCTTATTGTTTGTATAGCTTCCGTATAGACCTTGGCGTTTCTTAAGCCACGGCTTAAAGACATACATTCCTCCGATGTGTTACCGTACGCCTTCAGTAGCGCAAGCTTAAACAGTTAACTGTTATATGTCCAGTAGATATGTCCCAATGTAAAAGTGCTTGCCATAAGAACACCCTGCAAGATAAACCTATAGTAATACTAATAGTCCACTATAGAGGCCTGTGTAATAACTGAGTGTTAACCCACCTCAGTAAACTAAACATATACAGACTATAGGTATCTAGTAGGATTAATAGACACTGTAGATAGCTATAGTCGAAAACCGATTAAGCGCTTAAGTCTGATGAATAGACTCGGCTTAGTCCTAAAGCTTGCATTCGTGTATATCAGCTTAGAACCGTACGCGCCTTGTTGTAAGATACTGCGAGTGTCGAGGTGTGGCTGGTGGTTGTTCATACTCGCTCCTCCGCGATGTTGACGCATAAGCTAGCCCTAACTGCCTCAGCCTCTTCTATAGCCTCTGCTGCTAAATCATCGAAGTAATCCCCTTTTAACGTGGTGTAAAACTCCTCTACGCTTTCATAGATACAGTTCCCAAGATAAGCTGCCGCTAGCTCTATACCTTCTCTATGTGCGGACACCTTCGCGCAGAACTGCACCAACTGCCCTGTAGCTATCCGGTGCAATAAGTCCTCTAAGTATATGCCACTGCAAAAGCTGTGGTCTGGCTCGTATTCTGGAAGAGCTTCAAACCGGATGCTGTAGCCGGACTTAGTTTCAATGTGTAGGTTGCTCATAATATAATATCCTGTTGTGATTATTTAGTTGCGTATGCGTTAATGCTAGTTAAATAAAAATTAATAGTTGTCGCTGAAGTAATGCCCGTCATGCTCGCTATAGTCATACATAAGCTCACGTGCTGCCATTTCCCAGTCGATGCAGTTTAGAGGCCAGCTAGTAGCGTTATCTAGTAAGCCGCATGAATCGGCTTGCTCCTCTGCAAAGTCCTCATCTGAAGACCAGCAGCCTTGATATGCGTCTTCTAAGCTCTCAAGCGGTATGTCTAAATAGAGTCCAGCTTCGACAGCTTCCTGCTCTAGGTGCGTGCTACTTAGAAACTCGTTGAACTCAAAGAACCCGCTATCTATAGACCATTCACCAAGATACTCACGCGGTATACCTTCAGCGTCACCTACTATGATTTCCTCGCAGAGTTCACCGCTAGCCTTGCTAACCTCCTCAAGCCATTCTGCTATTTCTGTCTGATGTTCGTCTTCTGTCACACCTTCAAGGTCAAAGAAGCGTCCAACATGCTGCCCATTGTTATAGTGTGAAAGCTCCCAGTAGTGAATGTACATAGAAGATGTGTTTGTTAACTCTTGGTTGCTCATAGCTGCTAATGCGTTCATGTGTGTTCCTTGTTTAGTTAATGATGCGCTACTGTTTGCGCTTGAGAGATAATATAGTCTTTCATTAGCGCATACGCAAGTGCTTTCGTGTAAATAAATCAATTAAATTAACCGCCCCATATATTAAAGAGTAACCAATCATGTTAGAAATCAATAAGAAGCAAGTAGCCACACCGTTGTACGACAAATTAAGACCGCGCTATCAACTGTTCTTGGACGGCTACTTAGTACGGCTAGTGCTGACCGAAGGCGCTCGACACGCCAACTACAAGGGCGACTATCGCCAGCTACATACTAGAGGCCGCGAGATATTAGTCAGGCCAGAGGTTCAGGCAGCTTTTAAAGAGTTGCAAGCAGTGAAACGCGAAGAGCTAGAAGATAGTAAGACGGCAATCATTGAGCGGCTAAAGGTGCAAGCTAGTGTTTCTATCAGTGACCTGTGCGAGTGGGATGACAAGCTGAGCAAATGGGTTCTGATGAATCCGCGTGATGTACAAACAGTGTTTAAACCTGTGTTAGGCATGGTCACCGTATCACGCGAGGGACAAGCCGTGTTTAATCAGGGTTCTCAGGACAATGCGCGGAAGCAGTTACAAGCCTATATGTTATGGGATAAACAGCTCCGCGATGACATGCCAGCGGTGACCTTTGACTTCTCAGGCATCAAGAAGACCCACTATTCGAAGACCAAGGAATAGCGCGAAGTCTAGCGAGTAGCCACAACCTGTTGAAATAAAAAGAAAACATCAACTTTCAATAGGTAGCGCTCGCTAGACTCAAAGCCCTTCTTGACACGTTAGGCCGCCCACCCCACCCCCTTATATAGGACGAGCGCCTGCTGTGCTAGGGCATGGCATCACGTAGTTTTCCACAGTTTTCTGGTGAGGGCTACACGCCTAACCTCTTGTTTCTATCGCACCAAAACGGTGCATAAAGTCCCTCACAATTAGGGTAACAACTCAGAACACTACTGGTCACTTATTGACCACAAAACGCTTTCCTATTTTTATTTTTTAGTTAGAAACTCAGCACGCTAATGGTCACTTATTGACCACTACAGTCTTGCTGCACTCTACAGCATCCTTGCACGCTAATGGTCACTTATTGACCACTACAGTATTACTGCACTCTACAACCTCACACATACACTCACCTACTATGGAGCTTTAATATGGCTGATGTAACCGTACGCTATGAAGCTTCACCAACAGGTGCTGACTTCCATGATTCACATGCTGACATTCGATTAGTGATGGGCTGTGTTGGCTCAGGTAAATCTACGATGATGATTAATGAGCTTATCATGCTAGCTGTTATGCAGCGCCCTGATGTTCACAATAAGCGCTCAAGTCGTTGGATTATCGTTCGCGAAACCTATCCGCAGTTACGCAATACGGTCTATGAGTCCTTCAAGCTCTGGCTGAAGCCTAATGAAACGACCCGCCGTTATACGGAGAGTGCGCCTATGAGAATTAGGTGGACGGATAAGTTAGCCGATGGCACACAACTAAATGCTGAGTTCATCTTCATGGCTGTAGCTAAGCCCACAGATTATGAGAACTTGAAGTCCTTAGAGTTAACAGGTGGCTTCATTAATGAGTGTGGTGCGATGGATTATGACGTAGTGACGACGGTGTTATCACGGTTAGGCCGTTATCCTGCACCTGTTGATGCGGTAGACGTGGACAACCCTATCACACGAGTGTCGTTACTATTGGACACTAACCCGCCTGAAGATGACGGTTGGGTGTCTGAGAAGTTTAACACGAGTCCGAAAGGTTGGGAGCTATGGAAACAACCGCCTGCCCTATTGAAGGATAACACCGCAGAAGACGGCTATCGCCTCAACAGTGACGGTGAGAACTTCCGCTATTTAGGTGTTGGCGCCAAAGCCTACTACTTAGACAAAGTAACCTCAATGACACCTGAACAGATTAGTGTGTTGTTCTGCGGTAACTTTGGTGTCACCTTATCGGGTAAGGCTATTTACCGTAGGCAGTGGTCTGATGATTACCACCTATCCAAGGTGCAGCTCAAGGCTATTGCCGGTGAGCCTATCTTGATTGGTTGGGATTGGGGTCGTGGTGGCGAAGCCTGCATCATTGGGCAGAAGATGGCTAATGGTCAACTGCGTATTCTGCATGAGCTTGTCGCTGACAATATCGGACTCCATGACTTCGCTAAGAACTTTGTACGTCCACTGCTTGAAGAGTTCTACCCGAAAGGTCAGTTCACCATTAAGAGTGTTGGCGACCCTGCCGGTGTAGCCTCCCACGGCTTAAGTCAGCAAGGCCTCAACTACTTTGATGTGTTAAACAATTCTAAAACGGGCGTGTTCCGTGATTGGTTTGTGACCTCGCCTGCCCTGTCTAACCACGTAGAACTTAGGCTCAACGCCGTGCGTTACTTCTTAACCGAGAAGACACCTAATGGCATCCCTGCCTTCCAGCTCAATAGAGAGTGTGGTGCGTTACGCAAAGGCTTTAATGCGTCCTACTGTTACGAGCGTAAGCAAGTGATGGGCAAGGCGCAGTTCAAAGATGCACCTACTAAGAACGATTCCTCACATCCACATGACGCACTTCAATACTTATGCTTATTAGCTCACCCGCATTACGAGCGCTTAATTAAGCATACCGAGTTTGTCACCCGCAGACCTGTTGATGCCATAACGAATTACTAGGAAACCATGCAAGATAAAAAAGTACAGAATGACTATGACATAGAGTTTGCCAGTGATTCGGCTATCCCTGAAGAAGAGCTAACACCTGAGCAGAAGAAGCTCCGTGACCTACAATCACTGAATAGCTTACTGGTAGCTGAGCGTAATAGCGCCATCGCTGACCGTAAGATTGACATTGACCGCAGGCTGATCGAAGCCGCTAGAGCTTACAAAGGCTCACAAGACGCGCTGGGTAGAGATAGCTTAGAAGAGCAGTTTGATATGCCGTTGGTACAGAACCGCGTGTACCATAACATCACCAAGCAGATTACCAATGATGGCGCGAGTCAGCTAGGTGACCTATTGTTCCCTTCTGACGATAAGAATTACGGCATTAAGCCTACCGTCTTAGCCGAACCGCCTTTAGTGTTAGCCAACGAGCCAGCGGTAGATTCTAAAGGTGAGGCGCTGCTGGATGCTGAAGGTACTCCCTTAACAAACAGCCAAGCACATAACAGACGTGTAGAACGTGTTAGGCGTAAAGCCAAGCGAATGTTCGCTAAGATTGACAGCTCACTGATTGCTGCCCGTTATCCCTCTAAAGCGCGTAAGTGTATTCGTGATGCTGCCATTTACGGCACAGGTATTCTCAAAGCACCTATCCCTAATAAAGCCGCCTCGACATGGGCGAAGAAGAAGTCCGGCGAGTTTGCCTTAAAGACGGCTACCGAGTTAGCGCCGGATGTTAAGTGTGTTTCCCCGTTTGACTTCTTCCCCGATATGTCGGCGACAGAAACCGAGGAATGGGGCTACACATGGGAGCGCACCTTCTTACTCCCTGCACAGCTACAGGCCGTGGCAAAAGAGAAGGGTTTTGACAGTACACTTGTCGCTAGACTCCTCGCTACCGGCGTTTCAAACTTCAGTACACAGGAGGATGAAACCCGTGAAGAAGCCAGAGATTCAAGTGTCAGCCGCAGCCTTAGCAACGGGCGTTACGTGTTATGGGAGCGCCACGGGCATATTGAGCGCAAGCACTTAGACGCAGCCGGTGTCACTACCGACTCTAAAGCGGCTTGGGTTAAATGTGTCACCTACGTGATAAACGAGCAGGTACTGAAGGTAGTCGTTAACCCTTACGCACGTGATAACACCCTCTACTCAATCTTCAACTGGGACGAAGACCCCTTATCTATCTTCGGCTTCGGCATACCTTACCTAATGAACGACCCTGCCCATGTCTATAACACAGCGTGGCGTATGGCCTTGGATAATGCAGGCGCTTCAACCTTACCGCAGATTGTGGTCGATAAAGACCAGATTCAACCGGCTGACGGCTCGAACGACTACAGTATCAAAGGCGGCAAGGTGTGGCATAAAAGCGGAGGTGTGTACTCTAACGAGCGTACCGATAAGCCATTTGAACTGTTCCATATTCAGCAGGACATTCAGCAGCTCTTTACCCTCATGGATAAAGCACAACAAGATGCTTTTGAACTGACAGGCGTTACCCGTGTTGAGAAGAACCAGCAGATGAACGATAACGCCCCGCTGACCCTAGGTGCGACACAGATACAGCAGAACAATAGCTCAGTCACCCGCCGCTCACAAGCTAGGCGTTATGACGACCAGATAACAGCAACCTTAATCCAGCGGTTCTACGACTTCTTCATGCAGTTTGAAGAGGACGATGACATTAAAGGCCTGATGGAGATAGAAGCACGCGGCTCTACCATCCTACTCTCGAAGGAGCTACAGGCGACCAACTTAATGACCTTCTATCAAATGACCGAAGGCGGTAAATTGGAGGGTGTTAAGCACTTACCGTTGTTACGCGCCATTGCTACGTCCATGCAGCATCCTGAAGGTCAATTCATTGAAACGGATGAAGAGATGGAGAAGCGTGCGGAACAGCAGGCTCAACAAGAACCTGAGCAAGACCCGATGCTTCTTATCGAAGACCGTAAGGTGGCAGTGAGTGAAGCTGAGATAGAACTGGCGCAAGGCCGATTACAGCTTGAAGCACAAGAGAAGCAGGCCAACCATGAACTTAAGGTACAAGAGCTAGAGGCTCAGTTTGAATTGGAATACGCCAAGCTCTCTAAAGATGAACGTGTCGCGATGTCTAAGTCACAGGAAGAATTTGCCAAGATTGAAAGTAAGGCGACCTTCGACATTCAGAAACAACAGTTCGTTGAACAAACTAAACGTGATGTGACCGCTGCAAAAATCGGCGCTGACCGTGAAAAAGACAGACGTAGTGAGCAGAAGGCTTCCTCAGAACTTAGCTTAAGAAAGCAGGCTGAAGACCGTCAAGACGCAGAGCTACACCACAAAATGACGACAGGTGAAACAGGTATTTAACGTTCCGCCTGCCGTTACTAGGCACTAGGGTAACCACCCTCCTACCACATAAATTAGAGTGTTTCCTTCTAGGCAACTAGAGGCCGACACTCGCCAAGAGGAAAGTAAATGCAAGATAACGACAATCAATCTCAAGAGCTTAATACGCCGTCTGACTACGATGCAGAATGGGGACTCGATGACGACTCTCCTACAACACCTGCTGTAGTAAACACGGCTGAAGACTCACCGACTATACCGGCTGATACCGCGTCTGCCGCCGTAGCTTTAGAGAAGCAAGAGTCCATTACCTCAGAAGGTGTTACCGCTCAGGCTGCGGAGTCTGACAGTGATACCACATGGGCTAATGCGACTCCTGAACAACTAAAAGCCTTACAAAAGGCTGAGAACGATGAAAAGGCTATGCGAGGCCGCTTTCGCCTTTCTACTGATAAGGCCGTCATGCTTGAAAAGCAGCTAAATGAGTTACGCACTCAAAATGCCGAGCTTATAGAGAAAACACGTGAACCGACTCAGTTTGAAAAAGACCACCCTGAATACGCCGAAGACCTTAATAAGCTCTACGGCAAGCAGGGTGGAGAATCCACACCAACATCTGACGACCCTGCTGACGCTATTTTGTCGGCACACGCAGATGCCGGTGAAGTCTATAACTCAAATGAGTTTCAGATATGGATAAGCGCACAGCCCAAACCTGTTAGACAAGCTATAGAAGCCTCCGATGCAGAAAGCATCATCGACATTTTAACTCAATATAAACAAGCCGCTCCACCTCAAGCTGAAACACCTGCCACACAAGCAGGGCTACAGGGTATTGCCGATGCAGGCGGCTCTTCTGCACAGGTGGACTTGCGTAGCGCTTCTAGCCTATCAACGGCAGAGCAGTACGAAGCTGAGTGGGCGACTGATTAACTTTAGGAAAACATAAATGCCTTTAACTAACGCCTATGGCGATATTACCGGAACTGTTGCTGCTAAATTAGAAAAGCAAGCACTGAAACACGTTCAACCTTTCTTGTGCTTAGAGTACGGCGCAAAGAAGTTCACCCATCCGAAGAACGCAACAAACACTTTACGCTTCCGTAGGGCTATTCCGTATTCAGCGGCTACGACTCCACTAAGCGAGGGTGTGCCTCCTTCAGCTTCACAAATTCGCTACGAGCAACTGGATGTTGTCTTATCACAATACGGTGGTTATACACCTGTGACCGACATTATGGTGGACTTACACACAACACCTATCTTAAGCGATGTTAACCAACTAAACGCTGAACAGGTCGCGATGACACGTGAAGCACTCTTATGGGGCAAGCTGCGTGCAGCCACCAACGTTCAGTACGCCGGTGGTACGTCTTTGGTGACAACTGACGGCCTTCTAGCAAAAGCCGACCAGCAGTTAGCGGTTCGTACACTACAGCGCAACAAGGCTAAGAAGTTCACCTCTATTGTGTCCGGCGGTGTAGCCGTCAGTACGAAAGCTATTGAAGCGGCTTACATTGCCTTCGTCCACACCGATGCTGAGAAAGATATTAGAGCAATGGACGGCTTTACGCCGGTAGCTAAATACGGCAAGCAAACCACTGTCTGTGAGCATGAGTTTGGTTCAGTAGACAACGTGCGCTATGTCAGCTCACCCGATTTAGACCCACAGTTAGACGCAGGTGAGTTACTTGCCACTACTGCCGGACGTGTATCTACAACAGGTACGAACGCTGATGTGTATACCTCGCTATACGTGGGTATGGACGCTTACGGCTGTGTCAACTTAGCCGGTAAAGGCGCTTACCAGCCTATCGTCCGTAACGTAGGTAAACCGACTGATACTGACCCACTCGGTCAGACAGGTCACGTAGGTTGGAAAATGTACACCGCCGAAGAAATTCTTAACGCTGATTGGATTGTCGCTGTTAAGCACACTGTAAACGAATAACCGTAAACAGTTAACGATAGGCGCTCCTACGGGAGCGTCTTTCTTATTAATTTAGAGGACTACATGACAAAAGCTAAACCTAAATACGATGCACTGAATATCAACGATGCGTCAACTGCCGAGATTATTAAATTTGCAGAAACCGAAGCCGGACTCTCCTTCGAGAATGATGTGCCTCGTGAATATATGCTTGAGCAGCTTTTTGAAGCGCTGCAATGGCTCAAGAAAGACCCTACAAAAGACGCTACACACGTACTGATTCGTATCGCCTTATCACCAGAAGCGGGAGGCCAACACGCCGTACGCTTAGGCCACAACGGGCGCATGATGACCGTACAACGTGAAAAAGACGTAGAAGTGCCTATCGACTTCTATAACGTGCTGATGGACATTAACTCGTTAGGCTTCGTTATCCCTGCGTTAGACAAGGCAGGCAAGTTGAAAGACGAAGCTCCGATTGAGAACAAGGTACAGGTTACTAAATACCCTGTGACCGTACTGCGCTTCATTAACAAAGGTAAGTAAGCGATGAATTATCTTCAGCTTACTAATGACTACCTCGCCGAAACAGGCGCAGGTGACCCTATCGGCTCAGTAGTTAATCAGACGGACGAATACCGACAGGCGACCACGTGGATTGCCGATGCTTGGGTAGAAATACAACGCAATAGACGCTGGCGCTTCCGTTGGGCTGAAGATACTTTTACCACAGTAGGCGGTCAAGGTACTTACTCGCTAAGTGAGCTAGGTAAGACAAGCGGTACTGACATAGACGTGTCAAGTTTTAGACTCGCAGGCTCTTCTGCATCCTTAGCCGCTATCAGTCACCGACAGATGCAGACCTTAGAAAAAGGCGCTAACAGCTACGCCGGTACACCACGTTATATTGCTTTATACCCTGATGACACGCTGCACGTTTACCCGAAGCCAGATGCGGCGCTGAGTATGTCCTACGAATACTACGCCGCCCCTACTTTTCTGGTGGCTGACCTCGATACGCCAACACTACAACCGGCCTTTCACAAGGCTATTGTGTGGAAAGCTGTTGAGCAGTACGCACGCGAACAAGGCAAAGAGTGGCAGGCGCTTTATCAAGCGGCTATCCGAAACTTTAACGCCATCTATAGCGTCATGCTTCACCGCGAAACAGGTTCAGTCCGTCTTTCCCCCTCACCTTTATCAAGGAATTAACATGGCCTTACCAAGAACAAACAATGACGAGAAACTACAATGCTTTGCACCTAACCGCATTGAGTCTACGCAAGTCTTCTCTACAGTAGGTGTGGTAGCTATCCGCCTAAGCGCGGAATCTGCTTATACCATTAACGCCTCCGGCGTTACCGCTACGATGCCAGCCGGTGTGACCGCTATAGCCGATAAAGTGGCTACGCTTGATTTTGTCGCTACGACAGTTATTGAAGTCATGGATGCTTAAGTGGATGCCTGTTTAGGGTTTACCTTCGGTTCGGCACGGTGCTACCTCGCAAAGCTTTTTAAACGCTATTTCACAGAAACCGCTAGCATCGGCTCAATGTACTACAGCGTAGAGCCGCAAACCTACCCCGCTGATTTTAAAATAAAGTTCTCGATTGTGTCCAAAAGCACAGGTGAGGAGGCAATACTTGGCCAGGAGTCATCCTACGCTAACGCCTTATTTATCACGAGCAGCAACGAGGTGGGATTACGACTAGCTGACGGAGCTTACGAATATCTTGGCACTCTACCTAACCTGCGAAATGGCACCCTGCAAACAGGCTGGCTAGAACGAATTGATGGCGTTATATCAGCAAAACTGGGCGAGGTTGATTTCCCCAATACCCTTGCCAATAGCGACCCCTTTAGCTTTGATGTGATCGGCCAGCGCAATAGCGGCTTGTATTTTAACGGCATCATGGCCGAGCTTAAAACGTGGAAAGCAGGCGTACTCGTGCTTGATCCTGATTTATCGGTAGACTTTTCAACCACCAATATTTTAGAGAATAAAGCGGCGGTGTTGGGGAGTGAAGCACTCCTCAACAATCAGTTTGCATACTGGACTAATGACGACCCCGACGGCTGGAATGTTGGGGATTATTCAGACCCCAATGTCATTACTGAAGGTGCTAATGGCGCTCACTTTGTCACTGACGGCTTATATCTGGAGTTGACTCAGCCAGATGCGATGGAGGTAGGGGTGACCTACATATGGGAAGCCAAAGTCATTGTGAACTCTGGAGCAGGAATCGCAATTAGAGACTCAGGTGGATTTCCATCAAATATTGTACTAAACGTCACAGGCACTCACTCCGGTGTTATCAAGGCAGATGGTGCGGAGCTGAGGATAACAAGGTGGGGGGCTACAGACGCGGAGCTAGTATATATGTCGCTCAAACGGGCAGACGGATTCGGTAAGGCAGTAAATATCAACGAGAGTGAGAATTATACGCTGGTAGATGATGGGGTTAATTGGTTAGGCGAGGAGTTGTGGTTAGCCCCATTTACTGTCACTACGTCTTGGACTGACAACGGTGACGGAAGTTTTACAGTAAATGGTTCATCCGGTTCGGCACTGCTTACCCCAGTCGAGCTGATAGATAGTACGACAGCCCAGTTTATTGTTGAGTTTGATGCTGTAGGCTTAGGAGGTGGAGGTATTCAGCTTGGGGCGGGTGGCTATATTGCAACTGTAGACGGCCGCCATAGTGAGGTTGTTTCAGGTATTGGTAACGTTGGCTTTAAACGAGTGTTTTCTAGTTCTGTTGGCACTATTTCAAACGTATCCATAAAAAGACTAATCAACATAGCATGAACCTACTCCAATCAACCACAATCCTAATCACCATTGAGCTAACAATAGGGCTAATACTATGCTAGGAAAAAACAGTCAACAGCAATACTGGTCAATTTATCGCGAAGGTTTAGAGCTAATCGAAGGCACCGAGGCGCACCAGATGAGCCTGCGCTTTAGCAACGCCGGTACGCACAATTCTAACAACACGATCTACGTGGGCAGCGTGGAAAACCCCGTTAACCCGTTTATGGTGGATGAGCTGGTGGATGCCGAAGGACTACCGCTAGAACCTGATTTAATGGTGTTAGAAGTAGCGAAAGAGCTGGCTAAGGATGATCGCGAGTACGGAATTTTACTCACAAGGCAGCAGGCTGTTGTTCTTTCAGACTTCCCCATTTGGCGCTTGTGGACGAAGGAGTATGGCGAAAATAGACCAGCGTTTGAGGCTGATTATTTAGCAGTTAAAGCGCAGTTTCCAGCGCTACCCGATTACACCGATTCAACCACCTACCAGCAGGCCGCCGATTGGCTTCTTGCGGGTATTAAATCCATTTAAGAGGAGGCAACTGTGCCTAGTAAATTCGTTGCCCTTCAGGGCGGCTTAGACCTCGTTACGCCTCCTCTGCGCGTAGCGGCGGGAGCTACAAGCGAGGCTTTGAATTATTACGAGTCTGTCAAAGGGGGTTACACCCGTATCGGGGGCTATGAGCGTTTTGATGGTCAGGCCTCTCCATCTGAAGCGGTATACCATTTAATCCGCATCTCAGATTGGGACTTAAGGGTGACGCCTATTCCGCTGGTAATCGGCGCGACTCTAACAGTAGGCACGGCTTCGTTTACTATCATATCCTACACCGCTTCTACAGACGGCTTAACCGCTACAGTCGTAGGCGGTGAGCTAGTAGGTGACGTACCTCTTGACTTGGACACTAACCCGCTAACCTTTGACACGACCTGCTCTATCATCGAAGCGACCTATAGAGGTGCTGACACTGATGAACTCGACCTTGCCTACTTAAATCAGGCGAGAGATTACAGGCGAAATAACATCAGCTCACCTACCGGCGAAGGCGCTATTAGAGGCGTGGCGCAGCTTAGCGGAACAACGATTGCTTGGCGCGATGATGGTACAGGAAAACTCTTAGCCTATAGGTCTACCGCCGCCGGTTGGCAGTTGGTAAGTTATGCTCAGATGGTGGTATGTGCTGCCACTGGCGCACCTATCCGTGGTGACGTATGTAACACAGCGGCGCACACTATCTTAGGTGTCTTTGAGTACCTAGATGATGCGGGTGTCCCTGATGCGACTAAGCAGGTACTGGCTATCCACAATACGGCAGGTACGTCACTCACCACCAGTGATACCTTAGTAAGGGACGCTGATAGTGTGACCATCGGCGCGGTTCAGGCGCTCATTCCCTATCAGTTTAACGGAGGTGGGCGTGTTAGGCCATTGATTCATAACTTCTACGCCAGCGCAGGAACTCGTTATATTTACTTTGTAGACGGCGTTAATATGGCAGGTGTCTACAAGCCTCAATACGACTGCATACAGCCAATTGCGTCTGATTACCGACAGCTAGATGACACCTTTACGCAGCTACGGGCGCACAATAGTCGCTTATGGCTAGCCACCGATTACGGGACGGCGATTACCTCTGTTGCGGATGAACCTGAGTTACTGGACGGTTTCTTAGGTGCGTCAGAATGGGGCGCAGGCGACATTATCACCGGCTTCTCCCATACCGGCACGGACTTGATGCACACCTTCACTGAGAATACGGTACAGGCTCTAAAAGGCTCTAGTACGCAGGATTGGTACAAGTATGTCGTGTCGGACACGTTAGGTGCTAAACCTGATTCAGTGGTCGCCTTAGATGATGTGTTCTCGGTGTCAAATAGAGGCATCAGCTCACTGAAGCGTACCGACTCATTAGGTGGCTTTGATGCAGGCACGGTGAGCGATAACATCCAGCCACTCATGCGAGAGTTCAATGAGCTAACACCTACGGCTGCGGTGGCTATTAAATCGCTCAACCAGATGCGCTTCTTCTTCGGAGATAGGTTCTTATGCCTTTCACGTGTCACCTACAACGCCAACGGTAACGAGGGTATTAGGTATGGCATTACAGAAGGCCTCTACAGCGTTGGTGTTACCTGCGTAGATAGCGGAGATGACGCTAACGGGACTGAACGCCTACTGTTCGGCGGTGATGATGGGCTGGTGTATCAGGCAGATAAAGGCACGTCCTTTGACGGGGACAACATCGTTTCCTCCCTAACCTTACAGCCCAACCATGTAGGCTCACCGCAGATGCGTAAACGCTTCAGGGAGATAGACCTCGAAGTATATGCGGCTTCTGCCGTAGACCTCCGTATGTATTACACGATGAACGAAGGCCGCAAGTCCTTTCTCGCTAAAGAGCTGAATATAACAGGCGGTGCTGCTGGTTGGGATGTAGCCCAGTACGACCACGCTGTTTACGACTCCTACCCGCTCTCACGGCAAACTACGAAGCTAGTGGGTACAGGCCATAACGTTGAGTTCTCTTTCTACCACAGCGGTAAGGACACTGAGAGCTTCACTTTAACAGGCTACACATTACGCTATTCAAATAGAGGGCTAACAAGATAATGGCTAATATATTCGATGTTTTCAAATATGTAAGACCCCGTAAAACGATTAAATCTGATGATTTTAACGGCCTACAGGATTCGCTAAAAGCGAGTTTAGACGGGCTAGGTGCAGCGTTAGACGCAGGCGCTCCTGCCGGTCATTTAGGTGTTTCTACACCCTTCCATGTAGGTGAACCGATTGACGGAGAACACGCCGTTACCAAGCAGTATTTCACTACGCAGTTCACTGATCTAGCTGCACCTGAGTTAGCTAAATGTACGGCAGAAGCCGATAGAGCGGAAACCGAAGCCGATAGAGCTACCGCTATCGTACTTGGGGATGTTAGTCCAGAACTGGATGCGTTGCAGGTAGGTATAGACGCTAATACTGTGGGTATAGACGCTAATACGACTGCTATACAACTAGGTGTTGTTGGGGATGTTTCGCCGCAGCTAGGAGGCAATCTTGACGCTCAAACCAACAAAATAACTAACGTGGGTCAGGCTGAGATTGCAAGCGATGCGTTAACACTAGCGCAGGCTCAGGCTACCGCGCTTTCATTTTAATATTTAAGGGACTAAATCATGGCTAAAACATTTACCGCAGCATTCGCACAAACCCCACAAACTGGCTCAGCAGTAGCTACATTAGCAGGAGCAGTGACCTCTGATACTCCGACCAACACAGTTCTAATAGGCACGGCAGGAGCAGAAGGCGCGATTTTAACTAAGTTATCCGCTATTCCAAGAGCAACAGTTACGGCTAGTGGTTTGTATCTGTTTATCTCACAAGACGCTGGTACAACTAAACGCATGGTTGATAGCGCGTTAATGGGGGCGCACACATGGGCGGCGACGACTGATAATGAACCGACCATCTTCGATGATATTACTGAAACTACACCTATCCGCTTAGAGGCAGGTGATGAACTTTATGTGTCCAGCGCCGTGGCTTTAGCAGGTGGTATTGTGTTTAACGCTGAATGGACTGACTTTTAAGGATGGCCTATTTACCTAAGTTAAAGCCTACTGTTGGTGGCGGGTTGGGCGGGTTGCCAGCAAGGAAATCTAGCCGCGTTTCTCGCAATGAGCCATTCTCTCCTTTGCATATAGTTAACAGAGGGGAAACGGCTTCAATATCGGCAGGTAATACTGGCAATCATACGTTCGGTTTTACCATAAACGATCCCGCTAAATGCTTGATAAGGATTCAGAGTTATACGAACTACAGCGCACACAACTGTGACAGTATGTGTCCTATAGAGTATGAGCAGTTGTTAGTCCAGCAGTTATACCAGTCGACAGCAAGGCGCCTTGCCCTTAAGCTAATTAATAGCACAACGATAGACATAGTGTACAACAATAACGATTACTCCACGTACATCGAGGTCGTAGAGTACGATTTTGATTACGACTCTATAGACTCTGTCGCTTTACCTACGGCAACATCGGATGGAGTAACGCAGGCTCTAGCTGTCCCAATTCCTGACCCCCTCAATACGCTGTTCTTTCTTCAGTCGACGACTACTGGAAATGCGGCTGATTCTTCCCAAGGTAGGAGAAGGGTAGGCAGCTATTCAACGACCTTGCGGCAGGTTCAATTTCCTACTAGTAATGGCGGCCTTGGTGCAGCTGTTAGACTTGAAGACAAAGATACGCTCAGAGTATGGAACTGGGGAGCCGATCCAAAAACGTTATACGTTATGCATCTAGGAAAGGATAAATGATTAAAATAAATATACGAACACAAGAGCTAAGCCGTGAGTCTATCCCTGCTAATCTTAAAGGGCTATCGGCTCATACACTTAATAATCTACAGACCGCGCTAAATCCAGTCCCTCAAAATCTAACGGATATTGAATACTGGCGCGAATCTCCTCAAGCAACAGTTTTTGACGAATACACCCAGCGATTAGGCGCTGAAATTCTAACTGTTGATGCGTCCAAGCGTGTAGTTAATGTCACTAATGAGGTGGTCGCGTTAACCGCTCAAGAGATCGAGGCTACTCTAAATGCGGTTAAATCGGCAGCGAAAGAGCGGGTGACGGCTAAACGTTATGAGGTTGAAACAAGCGGTGTCACTTTAGGTAATGGCATTGTAGTTGGTACAGATAAATTGTCGCAAGCGATGGTATCAAGTGCGTTTAATCACCTCGGCAATAACCCCACTAAAACACTCGATTGGAAAAGTGTTGGCGGCTGGGTAACTATTGATAAAGCGCAGTTAGACGCTATTGCTGATGCGGTCGGTAATCATGTGCAAGCCGCTTTTAGTAATGAGAAAGCGCACCATGAGGCCGTTGATTTACTGACAACGCATCAGGCGATTATTGATTACGACATTACGACAGGCTGGCCTAGCTAATGGCTATTAACACACAAGAAGGAGTGAGCATGGCTATACCTGCCATACCCGTAGGCGTGTCCGGCTGGCTACTTTTAGGGCTACCTATTCAGGATTGGATAGTGTTAGGCACGTCATTACTTTTAATAGGAAACCTGTTCTTTTTAGGTGTCCGAGTTTACGAGAGGTTTTTCAAACATGGCAAATAGTGGTACAACTTATGATTCAACAGCCGTAAACTCGGCGGTTAACGAGTCCACCGATACGGTGTACGGGCAGCTACAGAAGCACACAGACTTTAAAGCGCCAGTAATGCAGCGTGTGGCTCAACAGGCCAAAGACGGCGCGGCGGGTCGTGGCTTAGGTAACACAACTATCGCACAAAGAGCCGCTACAGGTGCGGTGGTTGACCAAGCCGGTAAATTCGCTATGAAGGACGCTGAAATATACTCAGCGAGGCGCACCGAGAACCAACGGGCTAACACGGCCTTAACGAACACTACACTAGGCAATGAGGCCTCGCTGACACAAACCCGCGAACGTAACGAGAACGCCTTAGCAGGTCAGCGCTTGCAGAATGCAGGTCAGTTAGCCACGGTACAGGCGCAGACGGCTTCTAACGAGCGTGTAGCAGCCACCAACGCAGCGGCTAATAACTGGCGTACCAAGTATCAGGCTGACTCTACCGCCACTAATAAGATTCAGACAGCCACGATAGATGCTGACGTGCGTAGGGAGATGAATGCTTTGCAGCAAAAGGTCATCGTGGATAAGGCGGCGAATGACACGGTGAACTCTACGTGGACTGAGTATCAAAAGGCGATTGCAGGTATTGACGCGAACGCTTCAACCGCTTCACAGAAGACACTTTATGAACGTATCAAGGGCAGCTTCGAGGCTCGGCTTACCTTCGTTAATAGCGGCGAACTGATACAGACAGCGATACCTGAGCCTGCACCTATCCCTGATTACACTTTCTAAGCTATGGAGGCATATACATTAACAATAGCGCGTCCCTCTCACTTAGACGAGATGACACGTCTATGTCTGAAAGGGCTGAAAGAAGGCCACGAGAAAGACTTCCCCTTCTGTAAGTATAAGGTGAAGAATCTACTGAGCGCATTAATTGGGGACAGCCATCAGCTCACCCTCGTGGCTATCGTTAACGGACGTGTTAAAGGGACAGTCATCGGACACGTAGACTCACACGCTTACGCTGAAGGTTTAGTTGCTGAAGACTTGGCGCTTTACGTGTCGCCTAGTTTAAGAGGCACGGACTGTTATCAGGTAATGGCGGAGGCTTACGACAGGTGGTGTTCAAGAATACCTAACCTACTGGCCTCCTCGTTAAGTTTATCCAGGCTTAACGCGACTACGCAGGTGATGGATAAGAGCTACAAAGGCTTAGGCTATAAGCGTGTAGGTGTGACCTATTTAAAAATTAGAGGTAAGGAATGAGTGGAGCAATTAAGAAGGTATTCAAGGCCGTCAAGAAGGTCTGGAAGAAAGTAGTGAAGGTGGTCAAGAAGATTGTTAAGTCGAAGTTATTCAAAATCGTACTGATTGCCGCCGCTGTGTTCTTTACGGGAGGCGCTGCACTCGCCGCTATGGGTGGGGCGGGGTCGTTAGCAGCCGGTGTAGGAAGTACAGTAGCAGGAGCCGCAGGGACAGTAGCAGGAACCGCAGGAACAGTAGCAGGAACAGTAGCAGGAACAGTGTCAACTTTAGGCACGGCCTCTACAGGAATAATGGGAACGCTGAGTGGTTTAGCGAGTACCGCCGGTTCAGCGATAGCTAGTAACGGTGCGCTGGCTTCATCGGCTTTCACCGCAGGCTCTCAGATGCTAGCAGGCAGTGCGGAGGCTAAAGAAGCTAAAGAGACTGAAAAAGAAAAGGAAGCGGAACTCTTAGCTAATAACAATACACAGCTAAATGTACGTGAAGACACCTACGGCATTATGGAACGCGCAGGTTACAACCGTACAGTCGGTGAAGACGCAGGCGGCGCAGCGGTCTACTCACAAGCGCCCTCTCCTATCCAACGTATTGCCTCGAAGGAGGCCGCTACTAATATAGAGAGTAAACCACAGCAATACTTTAACACCTCCAATAACAAATGGCAGCAGGTGGCCTAATGTCTTTACTACAACAAATTAACGAACGTAACGGCGCTCAGGCCTCTCAACAAGCCGAAGCTCAAGCCGCACAACAAGCCGAAGCAGGTAAACCAGACGCTGTTCAAGGGGTCAAAGATAAGCGTTCTCAGTACAGCAACATGATGGCGCAGACACCTGATGATGCAAACCTTCAGGACGAAGAGCCTACCGCCGAAGAGCAACAGCAATTCACTCAGTTAGAACTTCAGGTATCTGAACTGGTGAATGGTGAACGGGCTAACCAAATGTTCAAGGTGATACAAGCAGCTAACGACCCTGTAGAGGGTGTCGGGCAAGTTGCCCACGACATTATCAAGATAGTTAAACAGTCGAACCCTGCGGTGGACTCGGAGATTCTATTCGGGATTGGGGAAACGGCAGTCGAGCAGGTTGTTCAGGCTTATGAGGACGTAGACCCGTCAGCGAACTTCAATGAAGACCAGATGGCGGAAGCCTTCTCTATCGGCTTACAAGAATGGATGCAGGAGAACCCGCAGGACATTGACCCTGACATGAAGGATTACCTAGCCGGTGCTGCGCCCGATCAATTATAAGGAGTTAATACATGGCAAGTTCAAGCACGCTACGAGCGTTAGCGATTGCAGCCAGTGCCGGAGGTAATTACTTCGGACAGATACACGCGGAGTCCATGAGGACTAAACGGTTAGCAGAGTCGAGAGTGGCTGCGGAAGCTCAATACCAACGAGGCCGTACGGATAAGAAGGCTGATCTAGCAGAGGCTAGGGCTTATCAGGAAGGGAAGGCGAATAGTAAACCGTCACAGCAGCAGGAGAAGTTAGACCTACTGAAGTCCGACCCAAACGCCTACGCACGCCTGTATGGTCGGCCTGAGTCCTCGAAGCCCTCTGCTTTGCAGGAGAAGGTATCTCTATTTAAGAATGACCGTGAAACCTACGGAGCTATCTTTGGTAAGGAGAGCGATAAACCTTCAGCCTTGCAAGAAAAGCTCACCCTACTCCGTGAGAATCCCGAAGAGTACGCACGGATGTTCGGTAAAGAAGAAGCCACTAAAATGTCAGCACTCGAAGAGAAGCTTAGCTTACTACGTAACAGTCCTGAAGAGTTTGAGCGGATTTTCGGTAAAGATGAAGCCGCTAAAATGTCAGCACTGGAAGAAAAGGTGGCTCTATATAAGAACGACCCTGAAACCTACGGAGCTATCTTCGATAAAGGCGCTGCCGGTGACACGACTGAGGAAGCTATTACACGTGATACAGGTATCAGTAGAGCGCAAGGCGCAGCTAAACGTAATGATGTAGTGCTTGAGGCCGGTTTAGGCGCACGCGCTAACACTCGCCGCTATGAAACTATGCTGAAGTTGTTGGATAACGTAGACACAGGTACGTTCGCCGAAACACTAACAGGTGTTAAGAAGGCGGCTGAAGGTTTAGGCATTGACGTAGACACACGCGGTTTAGCCAACGCTGAACAGTTGATGGTGTTACTCGGTGATGAAGTTATGTCGCGTATCTCCGAAACGAAGGGTGCTGTGTCTGAGAAGGAGATGGAGCTATTTCAGACCTTCAGTGCAGGCTTTGGGAAGACGGTGGAAGGTAACAGGCAGATTATTCGCTACAAATTGGCACAGAGTAAGCGTAATGTCGCTCTAGGTGACACGGTGCTTAAGATGCGTAAGGCGGATGCTCCGGCACGTGATATTGAAGGTGCGATCTACTCTTACATTAACGACCCGAAGAACGACTTATCCACCTACCTACAAGAACCTGAAGCACCTCCGGCTGTAGAGCCGGTGAACAACCGTGTAGGCCGTACATCCCGTTCACAGCGGTTAGCTGAAATAAGAGCGCGTAATGCTGGAAGGTAACGATGAATGAATTAGACGAGCTTTACGCTGAATTAGAGCGTTCGGATGCTGCGGGTAATCGGGACGATGTAAACGCCCTTATTGCTATGATTGACGAGGTTGAGGCGGAGCAGGCGGCAGCACCACAAGCGCCGGTAGATCACGCCGCCGTAGGTATTCAGAGTACCATAGATGATATGGGTGTAGGCGAACGCGCCTTAGTCGGTTTAGGGCGTGGCGCTGCGAATATCGTTAGAGGTGTACAAGATGGGTACTACCGCGCTACAGGTGACGATGATGCCTTAGCGACACTGAATAACACGATAGAAGGCGAACGTAAGAGCTGGGAAGCCTTGGCAGAACAGTCTACTGCCGCCTCTATCGGTGAGTTTGGTGGGGAGGTGTTAGCTACAGGTGTCGCTGGCGCAGGCGTGATAGGTGGCGCGGCTAAGTTAGGCGCTAGAGGCTATAAAGCAATGGCGCTTGAAGGGGCGCTTGTTGAGGGCGCGACTACACGCGGTGATTTAGGCGAGCGAGGTAAAGCGGCTGCTTGGGGCGCTGGCTTAGGTGTTGCAGGTCAAGGCGCTATTGATCTGGTAGGCGCTAAGGTTAATAAGTTTCGTAGGTCTAGGGACGTTCAGGGTGTTGCGGAAACGGCTAGAAGACCTCTTGATGAGGCTGAAGACCTAATAGCTGACACACGCGCTAAAGGCGGCTTTGAGCTAGACATGGCAGACGCGACAGGCAACAACACCGCCTTACGTGAGAAGTCCGACATTATGAAGCTAAACGACGAGGACACACTACGTCAGTTTATGGCTCAACAAGAGCTGGATATAAAGGCGAAGGCTGAAGGTTTTGTGCAGCAGACAGGTGGTACTTATTCCGATAACACCGCAGTTGGTGAGGACTTAAGCGAACTACTGGGCAACCTCCGTACACAGGATGCAGACACCTATAAAGACCTGTATAAGAAGCTCGATGCCTCTACAGGTGGGAAGACGCTTAATACGGACGGCTTAGAGGAAGCTCTGCCCCAGCTACTGAATGACCATAAGATTTCAGCCGATGGTACGGTGGGTAAACTAAACAAGGTGCTTAAGAAGTATGGTGTCATCCAGAAGAAGGGTGATGATGTGTTTCTTTTAGACGCACAGGGTCAACCGATGGGTGGTAACCTATCCCCTACTGCCGCTGCTGAGAAGCCGGTAACTGCGGGTAACTACGAGGACTTAGTGCAGGAGATTAACGACCTCTATAAACCGTTAGCCTCTAAGGGCGAGAACCGTGTTCTAGGGCAGACAAAGAAGCTGTTAGAAACATGGGTAGATGGTGCGATGGTGCATCAAGGAGCGAGTAACGAGCTGGTGAAGCTAGGACGTGAGGCGCGTAAGGCACGTGCAGACTTTAAGGTTAAGTGGGAACAAGGGGACGCAGTAGAGAAGATGACAACCAAGCGTGCCGGTGCGGATGACTTTAGAATGCTACCTTCACAGGCGGTGGAACACTTCACACGTCCTCGCAATATCAACGACCTTAAAAGACTGCGTGGTAAGCTGAACTTAGGCAACGCGGCGGATAAAAAGGTGTGGGCGAATATGCAGCAAGCGCCTTTACTTAAAGCGTTTCAAGCCGCTACCAAGAACGTTAAAGACGTGGCTGAAGGCGGTGTCCCTCAGTTTAACGAGCAGGCCTTTAAGCGGGTATGGGCGGGTCTATCGCCACAGTCTAAAGAGGTGTTATACGGTAAGGCCTATGTAAAGCAGATTGATGACGCTATCGGTGCTTGGAGTCAACGCGGTAAAAGAGCCAAGATAGCCTCGGATGATAACCCTTCAGGCACAGCGAGAGCGGCAGTAGGTGTGATGGCACGTCTTGCTTTACCTACAGGTAGGGCTGCCGGTGTAGGTTTCGCCTCTTTAGGTTTTCTGCGCGATATTACACAAGGAATAAAGAAGGCGAAGCTGGCAACCGCAGGTGAGCATCTAGCTGACGGTAAGATGACACCTAATCACAGCAAGGCACTTGAGAAAGAGCTGGATGCTAAACTACGTGAGCGCTACAAAGGGACTGACCTTTTAGATTACGATAGAGGGATAGCCACCTTAGTGCGTGCTTTAGCGCGTGAGTTAGGCGAAGATAAGTTACTCGTAGAACGTGAGTAATCGTTACAAACTAGAAGTGTCTTAACGGATGCTTCTAGTTTTTTTTGCTATAGTCTACTAATTAAATAGGAGTTTACAATGGAAAAGACCAATATGCCCTTGGCTCAGGAAGGTGCAAGACAGGCGCTAAGAGGCTGTGCTTGTCTGATATTACTTGTGTTAGTGTTCATCATCGGCATTGTTAATACGCTGATTGTTGGGCTGGTATTCTATGCCCTACTGACCCCGCTTAGTTACGCCTTAGCGCGTTATATGCTAGGCCGGTAGCGGCAATTTGAAAAAAAAGGAGTCCGAAGACTCCTAAGTTTTACTATTTTCCTACGTCTAACCAACCTGTCACCATTCCGATAGGAGGGATAAGGCCAGCCGTGTGAAGAATCTCGGCCTTATAGGGGGCTTCAAAGTCACACTCCGTTAGCTTAATAAGGTTCTGAATCCAACCGGCTGCGAGGGCTACATAGAGGGTTATGAGAAAGACGCTTAATATCTTCACGTTACACCTCGCCTACTTCAGTTTCTCCAAGCCCTAACAGCTCAGAGATTCGACCGGCTACCTGCTTGGTACGTGTCGCTAATACTTCCATATCCGCACTGCGTAGCTCACAAGCCTTCGCCTTTTCTTTAAGCTCTTGCGCTTCAGCCGCTAAAAGCTCCGCAGCCTTCTGTGAGGCCTTAGCTTCGTTCTGATAGTTTTCGATTAACGCTACAGCGCCTTTAGCTGCATTGTCGAATTTAAGCTGCTGTTTAGCGGCTAGCCGTGTGCCTTTACTTACATTATTTAGGTTGAGCATGTGTTTCTCCGTATGTGTTATTCGTTTCAAAGTGAATTAGTAGGTCGAGCGTTTGACGAGCCTTACGCAAGTCTTCTACGCCGCCTTTGTTTCTAAAGCGTGATACATATTTAATGATGGTGTGCTGACACGCATCTAAGTCATTAGCCATTGAATATTCAATCGGCTGTATCTTCATATCGGTGTAGTGTTTTCCGCCTACCTGAGTGTCCAGTGGACTAGCTTTACTGGCCTTATCCCACTGCTCAGGTGTAGCGTCATTTAACGATTCATTAGCAGCTCTGGTTGCCATAAAGTAATCTCCTTAGTTTTTATATTGAAGTCTTCAGCCCGTAAAATGCGTGCCACTCTCACCTGCTGTAATGCGTCTGTTTCGGTTAGCTTCTTACTGGCATAAGCGCATAGCACTTCCTCCCACAGGTCTTCCCTGTCAGCGGCTATTACATCCTTAGCCCACTCGCTCGTCTTACCTACTCCAAGAACGCCTTTATAACCATCGGTGCTGTCGCCACAGATTGTTTGCCACATAAGGAATCTATCCGCATCCAGCTCGCTAATCGTGATAACACCTAACTCAGGACGATGTGGTGCATAAAGCTCGCAAGGTATCGTTCGCATATCTTTATCTTCCGACACAATAATCTTACGCCCACTTACGGCGTGGTCATGGGTGGCTAGAATACCCATCACGTCATCGGCTTCTAGGTAGGGATAGCCACGACTATTGTATTCAGTCGCTAGATAATCCTTAACAGCCTGTAGTAACTCAGGCCGCTCCACGCCTTTACGGTTTGATTTATAAGTAGGCAGTACGTCATAACGGAAGTTCTGCTTATCGGATAAACACATAATCACGTCCGTGGCGTTAAGTTTCTCAACCAGCCCCGCTATGACACTATCCGCCTGTAAGCACACGTCACCTAAGTCATCGACTGTTTTTCCGAAAGCTGTGTCAGTTTCACTTACCGCCGCTAAGCGGTAGGCCACAATATCAGTATCTATCAAGAGCGTGGTCATACGTCTACACCTAAGATTGTGCGAACTTCTAGCTTGGTAGGTCTGCTTTGGAGGTTGGCTACCAACGTGTCACCGCCGCGTGTGGCTAGACGTACTTCCACATCCTCAGCTTTAGCTCTTTCTAAGAGTTCTTGTAACCCTTGAAACTGACGTTGTAGTGTGGTCGCTAGTAGCCGCTTCTGTTCTAAAGTTGCCATAAGTCCCCCTCCATTTGCCTTGCCAAGTCCTTAGCACGCTCACCAACCTGCCGCGCCCATTTAGAAGCCAGCATTTCCTTCGAGGCTCTATTGTAATCACCGGCTTCTAAGGCTGCCCACATACGCTTAAACCCGTAGAGCCGCGTCAGTCCTAAGTTGTAGAGCATGTTGAGGATAACGGCACGCCTACGGTTACTGAGTGTTTCCCAGATACCGCGTGTGCGTTTACTAGCGAGGAGTTCAAACTGTAGTTCTTCCAGCGTAGCGGTGAGTAAAGCACCGGCCTCACGCTTTGTAATGCCTTTGTCTAAGTTAGTCCCGAAGCCAATGGTATTAATACCCACCGTGTCCTTATACACATGCGAGCGGAAGCCCTCGTGGTGTTCAAGCTGACTGATTAATTCCTTGTACATCGCCCCTCCTTATCTAAGAATACTTGTGTGTGATAGCTTCTAACAGCGTGGTCAGTTATATCTCTCGAACCGCTGAGTCGCATCTTCAGCGCCGACCACCAGCTAGGATTGATATGTGTTTCACCTTCAGAGTCGATGAACAATAAGCGCCCTACGTGTCTATAAAACGGATTCCACTTAAGCAAGCGTGGTACAGGGTCGCCGTCTAGTGCGTAGCGTAAGTAGAGCGTATTAGCTTCTGCCGTATGCGTACGAAAGCGCTTGCCTCCTACAGGTGGCGAACCAAATGTGATGCAGTAATTAGGGTTATGTGTGGCAGCAGCTATCGTTACTAAGGCCGCGCCGAGGGAATGACCACAGTAAACAACAGGCTTCATAATATCTTCGTTAGCCTTAGCATCTAATTGACGCTGCATAACTTCACCGGCTACACGGTCAGACACTGAGCGCCATGCTTCCCAAAAGCCACGGTGTAAGCGGAACTGACCAAAGGCCTTTTTCTTAAGGAAGCGAAGGTCGGTGATTAGGTCGGTAAAGCTCTCAGTGCCGGTAAAGGTTAAATAGAGGTAATCGTCATCCTCCACGATAAATGCTTGCGTACTGGTGTCCTCGTCTGTGATACCGGCCACGTTGTAGTAACCTGCATCATTGAAAGCCTGCGCGTCTTTATAGGCAAGGCTGGCTACCTGTACCGCTCTTAATTCTAATTTCATCTAATTACTCCTGTTAAATTAATGTACGTCCTTCCACGTTTTGCCTACTTGAGCTTCACCGTCAATCTGACACCTAAAGCTGAAGTGTTCTCCGGCTAAGGTCATCGCTGCTGTGGCCTGCTTCTCAATTAGTGCTACGTGTTCAGGAAGTACCTGTATGCCGTATTCGTCATGCACGTTATTAACGAACTCATAGTCAGGGCGGGTCGGTCTTTGGTGGCTATTCTTTAGTCCTGCCTCTTGTAACAGCCGTTCTAACTCGATCAAGGCTTGCTTCATAATGAGCGCACCGGCTGATTGCAGGAGCGTGTTGAGGGCTGCATGTGGTGAGCGAACGTGTAACACTCTCCCATCCAGACCTTTTAGTTTCTTAGAGCGCACGGCTTTAGCTTTGACGGCTGTAGTAAGACTTTCTAGCGCGGGTAGTGAGGCGAGGAATTTAGCGCGTAGACGCTTGCCTTCACCGCTACCTTTGCCGACAATCTCCCCTATCTTGCCGTCACCCGCGCCGTATAAGAATCCGTAAATAAAGGTCTTAGCGTTATCACGTGTGGGCAGACCTGCGGCGTGCTGGTTCTCGGTGTGAATATCGCCGTTAAGCACGACATCCCCGTAAGCTCCATCATCGTAAGCTGCCATATAATGCGCTAGACACCTCAGTTCTAAACCTGAAGCATCTGCACCAATAAGTGTGTAGCCGCTATCTACGGTAAACAGTTCACGGCACTCAGCCCCGTAAGCTGCTCTGACCGCAGGGACTTGAGCGACATTAGGGTTAGAGTGTGTACACCTGCCGGTGACCGCACCCATCGTGTTGACACGACCGTGAATACGCCCCTGCTTGACCTGCTTAAGCCACGCCTGTTTACCGTCTGCTAACATCGCAAGCCGCTTATTAACGGTGAGGTATTCAATCAACAACGGTGCAGGCGAGTAGTTCAGTGTCTTCAGTACCGTTTCGTCTACGGTAGGTTTATGGCTGCTCTCACTGAACTCTGTTGGCTTCCACCCATAGAGGGCTATTAGCCGGTCAGCGATGTGGTCACGGCTATTCGGGTTAAAGGTGATAATCTTCTTTTTAACGAAAGGTACGCCTTTAATATAACCACGTGCCTTGTTGTTTACCTTGGGTACAAAGTGCGGATCAACGACCACTTCCCACGGTAAGAAGAACGCCTGTAACTCGTCAGCGAGTGCCGCTTTACGCATCATTAGCCGACCTTGTAGCGCACGTGCTTTCCTCTCGTCAAACTTGAAGCCGAACTGTTCTTGTCGCTTGATGATAGCCGCGAAGTCATGCTCTAGCTCAATAGCGGGTTGGCTGTAATTCTTAGTTAAGATTAGCTCCCACAACTTCTTAGTGACCACTACATCCTGCTTGCAGTAATCCTCCATATCCTGCGACCAAACACCCCAATCGGTTGTTTCACCGAAGTCACCCTTATACTCGCCTAAGCGGTAGCCCCATGCTTTTAGAGAATGAGAGCCGATAAGCCGTTTAGGGAAGTTCTTGAAGCGTGGTTTAGTCAACCGCCCGAAGTCGAGGTCTTTCAGGTTTGTCCAGATCAATTGACTAATTAACACGCTATCGTACAACTTTCCAGCAGGTGTCCACGTTGGGTAGAGCTGCTTGATGGCGAGATAATCAAAGCCGTTACCGTAGTGAGCGAGTAAGTCCCCGCTGCTGGTTTCAGCTAAGAAGTCAGCGATAGAAAGCTGTCCGTTGTTCTGATTGTTGTAACAAGTGTACTGCTCAGTTTCCGTATCGTAGAGCCACGCGCAATGTATCTGCGTAAGGTCTTCTAGGAAGCCGTCTGTTTCTATGTCAAAGATTTTCATAATACTTCCTTTTGGTTTACCCTACGCAACTACTAGCGCATGAGCTAATGGATAGGCGTAAAAATGCCTCTGATAGGTGTTGTGTATTTAATTTCGTGGATGGTGCGCGGCTTATTACGCTGTTATAAGGCTAAGTCGCAATACTGGTCATCTTCTTTTATCCAGTTGCATTTCTCGCATCTAGTCTTACCGTTCTGGCATTTGCGAACCCTATTTCTACCACAATTCCTACATTCTTTATCTGTGTAGTCGCCCATTGACCAATTAGCCTCAAGCTCTTCCTGCTCAATATCATCTATCTGCATTTTGTTTCCTTTTTAATAATCTAAAAGCCTTATAACCAGTCGTTTAAAACCGACGGCATAAAGCGCCAGCGCCCCTAAATCCGGTCGGATACGGAACAACTGAGCTGCACAGGCTCCTCATTGATTTTCGAATTCAGGCCTTCACCATGTCCCAGCCATTACGCTGGGCGTTGGGCTACTATGCCGTCTGCTGACTTCTGCTTAATCACCGACAAGGTTACCCTTGTTGGCGCTATCGGTTTGTATCTGTTTCGCTCTCCAGAGGCGATACACTCTCTGGAGCCAAGGCATTTATAGACCAGGGCCTAACTGGTTGCTTACCGATCGCTTGTTAAACAGATCTCCCCAGATAAGGGCATTAACTTTCCCTGCGCAACTACATCATTTACGGTGGCCGTTAGAACACATGGCTTCGTTATCTTGGACCCAAAGCACTTCGTGGGGCCGGCTCTGCCAACTCGCCTCCAGCCTACGCCTCATATGATGTTTTTGTTCATTAGCTCGCAGTTTTGCTAGCGGCTTCCTTCGAACCAATCCTTGCGGATAAGCACTTGCCATTCGCTAGTAGTTATTCTCTAATACTGATAGGTAATAGAGCGTGATTTTCCTACAGAGGACTTTCACCTCATTAGTTAATGCCCATGTCGGGCGTACACAAGTCAATAAAGCCCGACCGCAAAAGCACGGCGGCTTATTTATAGCGTTATATTGCCTTCGCAAGCATCATAGCCTCGTGTACTGTCTGACTGTCAAAATAGTCGGGGTCATCCGTATCTGAAATAGATATGCCCAGCTCTAACCTTGCGTTTGCCATATCTATCATGCACCCAAGTTCTTGAGCTGTTTCAATAAGTTTTTGCTCAAGCTCTTTTATTCTCAAATCCTGCTTGCGCATAGCAGAGCTTTTACCATTATCACTCATGATTATTTCCTTTTTCTAGTTGCAACATAACAAGTCAATAAAGCCCGACACGATAGAGCTGTGCGGCTTATTTATAGCGTTAGGCGCACCTAAAAGTGCCGTCCTCTCGTATATAAGCGCTCTCAGTAAAGTCATTCATTATCGTTCTTTTAATATCAACTGAATTATTCGCACCAAGACCGCACCATTCCCACCCCATATCGAGAAGAATAGCGACAGATTTAGCCTGCTTGATAGGCATATCTGGGTGGATCCCCTTTATTCCTGCTAACCTTTCTTCATATCCCATGTTACTTACTCCGTTATGCGCCTAACAAGGCAAATAATCCGCACAGCTTTACCGTGGCGGATTATTTATTGCGTTATACCTTCAATACTTCTTACCACCATCAGCTCTTACTTCAGGCTTATGGTCGTGACGTGTTGTGTTATAGGCCAGCTTCTCAGCTAATGCACCTGCCACATCGAGGCCTAAGCCGCCTGCCATATCAAAGATACGAATAACAGTGTCAGCCAGCTCCACCTCTAAACCGTTTCGCTGTGAAAGGTGGCTGTCCATAAGCGACTTTCTATCGGCTTCCATCGCCTCGGCTAACTCCGAAACACACAGCATTAATAACCGTGGAACATCGCGCTCCGTAGTTGTTTCCCACCAGCCACATTCACGTGCAATACCGTGGCAGGCCTGTGTCAGCCCTACGCCCATCTCCTTCAGGTTGTGCTGCGTCTTCTCGCTATAGATCGAGGCCGTTAATGGCTTTTCTGTACTCATTGTTTTTAATCTCATTGTTTAATAAAGCTGGTTACATATCCAGCGACAGTGACCACCCTGCCTGTTCAGTCTAAAACTCCGTATTCAGAGGTAAGCCTTCGTGTCTAGTTTCTACTATCTAATCGGACAAGCGCCGGTAGAACACTCTTCATCTATCAAAGCATCCAACTCATTACCTTTGCTTAAATCTATGGGTTTGAGTGTGGCGGCGTAAGCGTCATGGGCTTCTTTCGTGACCACCTCTTGAGGCAGGTACAGATACCCTAAGTCCTCGGCTGTCTTAGTCGGGTCTGTGCGGTATAAGAAGCTCACGCCAACGTAGTGTTCCCAGTTAGCTAGTAGCCACTCGATAATCTGATACACCTCTTCAGGTGCGTAGGAAATAGTTACGCTGGTATTTTGCTGCGTCCAGTTCACTTGATACTTTTTATAGCGCTCTAACTGCGTGACTGCGGATTCCAAGTTAACATCCATGCCGTTGAACTTATCAAACTCGACATTATCCCAAGCGACCGGAAAGGTGACTAAGATGACTTCAGGGTCAGCAGGGTTCGGGATGACCTTATAACCGGCTTCCTTCAATAGTGGCACGAGTGCATCGTGTTTACCGAAGTTAACGTTGTTGAAGATATAGCGACCTAACGGCTTATGGATGCCTTCTGTGGTGTCCATAATCTTACTGAGCGTGCCTGAAGGTTTGACGCAAGTGACATTCTTAGGCCGTTGTAAGCCGAGTTCATCTGCCATGCTATAGGCCGCTGAAGTCGCCTCACGCTGCATCATTTGTAAGTCATGTGCGCCTAAGTCGTCACGCTGAGCGATACCTGTTAAACCGACACCACATAAACGCAGGAACTCGTTATTAAGATGCCACGCTTCTTGTAACACGCCGTCCCGTAAGTTAACGCAGGTCTGACGGTAATTAGCCCGTGCTGCGATGTATAAGGCGCGGTGAAGACCTGCACTGTCACCTTTGAATTTTGCTATGTCTACTTCGGTGAGATTGCAGAATGATTTATTGCCCAGCAATATCTCAACACAAGGGTTAGCTCCGTAGAACCACGGCGCACGTTGGCGTGCTACCTCCTTATTAATGAAGGCTGGCTCACTGCCGCCTGAGTCCAGCATTAAGTCGAAGATGTGTTGCAGTTCGGCACGTTGAGGTTTCTTGTTAAAGCCGAGTGAATTATTCGACTGTTCCCGCTGCTCATTACCTGTTAGCCACCAATTCTTTTTAGCGATAGCGAACTCCTGCCACTCCGGTTCGTCCATGCAGAATATAGCTATCTGCGCTGAGCGTCTGGAAGACAGTATCGTGCCGAGCCAGTTAGTAACATCCAGAATATCCATACGGGAAAGCAGGCTACCGGCACGCTTATTTAAGATACCTGAGATAGCCACTAACGCCTTCGCTAACGCCGTGTCACCTGAGCTGATCCAGCCATAACCTTTGAGCCTTTCACCGGCTGGCCTGATTTCACTGAAGTCAAACACCAGCTCAGTAGCATTGTACTTACCAGCCAGCAGCTTACCAATAGACTTACTCCACGCTTCTGCGCTATCGCCTACTTTGATAGTCCACACACCTGCTTCAAAGGACTCCTCGTTATGCTCTACTCCGCCTGTTGTGGTACGTGTTGAGTTAATAACGCGAATGTTCTCTATCGGCTTTTGAAAGCCATTGAGTGTGCCTACCACAGGACTGAAGCCTACACCACAACCTTGCATAAGCAGCCACAAAGCATCCACCATATCGTAGGCCGTTTCAAGGCGTAAGAACGAGCAGTTAAATTGTGAGGCTTCCCTTGTTTTAGCTATCTGCGTTCCGCCTAACCATAGGGTACGTCCCGACATCGAAACCTTACGCTCCATCTTGAGCGTCTTCAGCTCATTCAGCTCTGCCTGCTCCGCCTCAGACAGCGGTGAGCCTTTCGCTCTCTCCCATAGCCACGCTTGGTGCATGATGACGCGGTTGACCGTGCCTGCCCACGTTTCAAAGTGTGTACCTGCATCGTTCAAGGGTCGGTTATAAGTACGGCGTGTGATAATCTCAGCGCGGGTACTAGGGGCAGTTATTCCTATCATTGCGGTATCTCCGCCCAGCTAGTAACCCGCCAGATGACTTTAGCACTGACGTAGCCTACCCATTGGTCAGCGTCTTCCTCTGTATCAAATTCAAGTATTTCCGGTGACTCTTGCGGGTTCTCGAACTTACAAATGTAGTCACCCGTTACTTGCGGGTAACCGTCAGTGGTTACTTCTTTCCAAGCGGTATCGTTCATGTGTTCTCCTTATTAAAAGTCGTGATTAGGTTCAGCCGTGAAGCCGCTCCCTGTATCACTGTTAGGTGGTGTCCAATCGTCAGGCTGTTGATATAAGATGCCGCTTTCAGATTCGTAACCGAGATAGAAAGTTAGGCCGGTAGCCTTACCTGTGAAGCGGTCTTTAAGGACGCGGAAGGTGGTTACTTGCCGCAGCTCTTCATCTTCAGCTTGAGTGTCGCGTTCTAGGCCGAACATGAAATGCGCCCAGTAAACGATAGCTCTTGAACCTTTGAAGTGCTTCGCCATAACGCGACCGCCTTCTTCATGCGGCTTACCTTCAGGCGTACTTAGGTGACTGATGACGTAGAGGTAAATACCTAGCTCTTGTGCCAGTGAGGACATTTCAGCGGTTATCCGTTCCAGCGCACGCCGTTCGTCATCTTCGTGTGACACTAAGGCGGTTAGGTGGTCAACGTAGAAGTGCTTAACGCCTTCAGCGACACTTAGCCAGCGGATATTGTCACGAATGGTTTCCCAATCCTTACTGCCGAAGTGGTCGTAAAGGTAGGCCTTAGAACTGTCCAGCGTGTCGAAGGCGGCTAGTAGCTCCTCCTCCGTAAACGGTTCATCGGGTACGTGAAAGCGCTTCTTAGCCTGCTTGCCGCACAGACGTTTAGCGGTTTCTAGTACCGGCTGCTCTAATAAGAACAGAGCAACACCTTCACCGTCTGCAATGTCAGCTTCCGCCTGTTGCAAGAAGAAGTCAGTTTTGCCGATACCTGAACCTGCACCGATAAAGTACAGCTCACCTTCACGTCTGCCGTAGGAAGCCTCAGTCAGCTTAGGGTAAATCCACGGCTTACCGTGTTCTACGGTTTTAGTGACTTCATCCCTGAGTGAACTGAGCGATACCACACCATCAGGTCGGTATGGTTGAGCGTTCCAGATAGCAACTACAATAGCCTTGCTCTGACCCTTTTTAAGGCACTCATTAGCGTCCTTCTCAGGTAGCGTAGCGATTAGCGCCTTACTGCCGAAGAGCTTACTAATATCTTTAGTAGCCTCTCTACCGGCCTCGTCCATATCGAACATGACCACTATTTCAGCAAAGGTGTTTAGGTATTCATAGGAAGCCTTACACGCCTTCAGTGCTGACTTAGCGCCGTTAGGGACACTCACTACCGCATACTTATTATCTTGCGCTTGAGAAACACTGAGCGCATCTATCTCACCCTCGCAGATGACCACCTTAGTAGAGCAACCCGCAGGCCATATATCCTGAAAGATTAAGCCTGCTTTTTTAGTGTCACCGATATAACGGAACTGCTTACCGGCAAGTCGTATCTTCTGTGCAACCGCGTTACCGTCTTGGTCAGGCACGTTGACAATATGCGCCTTCTTGCCACTATACGTTCCTATGGTATAACGCATCTTAAGGCACGTCACCGCGTTAATTTTACGGCTATCTAACGGTAGAAACTCACCAAGAGGCACGAGGTCTTTCTGCACCGGAGGCTTCTTAGCTGCGGTAGTTGAACCGCCTGCTGACTCCACGTATTCACAGCCGAAGCAGTAAGCACTGCCATCATCGTAACGTGCTAAGTTGTCTTTACTGGTGCAAGAAGGACACGGTTCTTTATGTAGAAAAGTCGCGTCACCCATGTCAGGCTTCTAGCGAGTAGATGGCGTAACGGTTACATTGCACGCCTTTCTTGTACTCCGTCTTGATTGTTGCACCCTCGGCTTTCAATTTGTTAATGACAGCAGCTAACCGCGTGACACCATACAAACCGATGGCGGTTATTGAGGTAATCTGCCCGTGTGATATTAGGTGATTATTGATCTTATCGAGTTGTGTCATGTAACCTCCTGTAGGTCAAAATGAGGGGAAGACCCGCCTAACACTTCGCCGCTACCGATAACTTTGGCGTTTATGTAGGTTAGCTTGAGCGTGGTTAAGAGGGTCTTGAGGCTTTGTTTCTGAGCTTGCGTGTAGTTATCTGAAGGAACACCCCGCGAGGTTTTGCCGCCTACCAGTAAGATACCGATAGCTGAGTCAGCAAAACGCGGGGTGTGTGTCCCTACGGTGTCTAATGGAACACCGAGTTCTACACTGCCGTCACGTGTGATAACGTGATGAAACCCTATGTCAGGGAAGCCGTTTTTGATACGGCGGTTCAACACGTCCTCGACTGTTAGATCAAGGCGTGCAGCAGTGTAGGTGGAGTGGACAATCAGAAAATCTACAGAGGCTTTCTGTAAGATTTTCTTCATGGCTATAGGTTAGCTACCCTGTAAAGCTGATCCACAAGGCGTTCCAAAATAACAGCGCTAGCAGCGCCAACACCTGCGTTCCTGTAGTCTGATTCGGCCACCCTCTCACGATGTGCCTGTAGAGCCTTTAGCTCGGCTTCTGTTTCGATAGTCAGCTCCAAGGTAATAGGTGCGAAACCTTGAGTACGTTCTTTTTTTTCTACTTTCATAATATTAATCCTGTTATAGGTGTTAGTTTGTAGGCCTTACGTCATATAAGGGGCAGCTCTTAGCGGTGCAATTAGACACCTGCTTACGCCACGTTCCCTCACCTGTAGGGTCATAGATACACTCCGCGCATTTAGCGTCTATTCGGCCTCTTAAACCGGCCTTACTGACGTGCCTATCAATGACTTCTTGCTTTAGGTCGCGCATCTATTTCTCCTTAATTATTTTAGAGATATACACACGCACATAGCCGCCTCTGATAACCTCACCGCGCACGGTTCTAAGGTCGTCAATAAGGCAGTCATCGGCGTATATACCTGCATGAGTGAGCGCGTCTAATAGCGCCTTTTTAGTGTTGTCTAAATCACGTCTACGGCGATCTGGTGGGTACTCTTCGATCCAGACCTGTAATCTGTGCGCTAACGGCTCTTTACCGAAGGTGGTGGCCTGCAATATGTCGATAACCTTCGTGCGATAATCCGTACCGGCTTTCTTAATGAAGCGTCCACCGGAACGGGTTGTACCGTAATAATTGTTTATTGACGGAGGGTAAGGAAGCCTTAACGTCAGCAGATGTTCACGCTGCACGTTAAAGAGGGACATTAGAAGTCTTCATCCACACCGGCTACGTCATCTTCAAAGTCTGGCGCAATGTCCTGTTCTTCTAAGTCACTGGCATCAAAGCCACCTTCTTCACAGCCGAAGCCGTTTGAGTCATTGCCTTCTGATACAGCAATAACCTGTACAGCTTTAATGAAGAAAGATACGCCTGCGAGTTTTAAGCCGGTGGCGGTGTAGACATTAGTAACGAGTTCAACTTTCAGCACTGCGCCACTAAAGATAGGGACAGTTCCATGTGGAATCTTCTTAACCTTACCTGAAGTGCCCGCATCAAATAGTGGAACTTTGCGTTCCCACGCCTTACCTTTGGCAGTCACACCTGCGGCCTTCGATTTAGCCTTGAGGATGAAGCGCCCTGTTTCACTGCCGTCTTCTTCGTATTCTTCACTGAAGGGCAGTGACAGTGACATTTCACCCGCCAGCTTCTTATGCTTACCGCCCTTCGCTGTCAGCTCCTTAACCGCTAAGGCCAACTGAGCTTCGGCTGTTTCCGTAATATCATCTAAAAGTTCCTGTACGCCGGTATCTGCCGGATCAAGGATTAGGGACACTTTGTAGTCTAAAGAGCCTTCATAGTTATCAGGCTCGACTAAATGAGGGAATAAAGCAGGTGCTTTAGGGGTAATCAGTAATTGTTTGTCGTCTAAAATCATTTAAGTTCCTGTGTGGTAGTTTTCTATTGAGTAACTTTCAAGGGTTTCTTCTTCAAAGTAGTAATCAAGCGGTTCAAAGTCGTACACGTCTTGTACGAAGAGTCCCTCTTGAGCTAAGTCCATCGCTTCTGCGGTGGTGGGTAGTGCGAGTGTGGAAGCCATGCGGCATACTCCTGTTTCGGTTCTGTTGTTCTTAAGGCAAGCACTTTCTGGAAACAATGCGCTGCGGGTAGACTAGACAGAAGACCTCTCGGTTCTGTTGTTCTTAAGGCAAGCACTTTCTGGAAGCTGCACTGTGCAGCCTCGTAGAAAGGCCTGCCCTAACAATCTATTAGCGGATAGTCTTTCGGTTAGGCGAAGAAAAACTCCGAGTTTCGTACTTGTGCTAACTCCATCTCACCTTGGCACGGTGGTGGGAGTAAGTCGGCCAGTGATTCAGCGGGCAATTGCTGTGACACCTCTGCATATAAGTCGGCTAGTACATTGCCGTTATATTGTGTGATGAAGGTTTCCCGTAACACCGCAGAGAGTGTTTCAACGCTGGCACAATGTGTACCGAAGCTATCGTGAATCATTGCAAACGTATCAACGTTGTTGTGGACACTGTAAGCGACAGTCGCCATGAGGTGTGAGGCATCCATACTATGTACGAAGTTAGGCGCACAGCCAGCCTTTGATTTAGCCTTGTTGATCTGCGGCGTGTCCACTTTAAGGTGTAGCTGCATACGCTGGCCTCCGTACATTAGATTAGTCACCTTACCGACTTGCTTCTTATAAGCCTGTGTGACACTTAAACCTGTTGGTGTCGTCCAGCGTACCGGCCTGTCAGCTTCCGCGCACACCTCCGCTACGTGGCTGAGCCAATCCATTGCTAGAGTAGCCGCACTGACCACTTCAGAAATAGCCGTAGCCACGAAGGGCGTTAAGTACACGGAGGCTTCACTAGCTGACACACTAAACGGCGGTATAGACCCTTTATCGACCATTTTAATAATGGCGTTCTTAATCTGGTCTTTCATGCCGCGTACCGATACACCATACGGCGTGGTCATGGTCGGCTGCTTAACCGTGTCACGCTTCAGACGTGTCTTCCATTCTTCAGCTAGCACGTTAGTGTCTTGTGCGATTAACGCTGCCACTCTATCGCGCACTTTGGTATACACGTCCGTAGGTGTTGAGCCTGCGCCGATAACATTAACGCTCTTACAGGTTTCTTCATCCTTCAGCATTGCACCGAAGTGTTGTAGGCCTGAACACGAGCCGTCTACAGCGATGGGTAGGTGGGAAACAAAGCTGTCACCTTCCGCCATAAACCCTGCCCACTCGAAGCAAGCCGCTAGAAAACTAAAGGGTTTATCCGCGTCCATCCAGCCCCTAAAGTCTAAAGGATTAGCCGCGTATAGCTCAATCTCTAAGGTATGTTCGACTGCCCACCGTACGCGCTCCTCTAGGCTGATTTTGTCTTCACCGAACGTGTTAGCTAGATGAACACCGAGCCAGAACCCACCTGCATCACCGACAGGTTTACCCACCGCAAACTCTAGTAAAGCCTTACCGCTATCGTCTGCCTGCGGATTGATACTACCAGCGCCAGCCGCAGCATAAATCCGTCCTCTGAAGTCGAGGCCATACGGGTAGTACATCGCCTTTTCAGTCAGGAACTTGAGGCTGAGGGTATGCTTCTGTGTCGCTGCGGATAGCTTGGAAGCGGCCTTTCCGTTCTCCACGTGAATCTCAGAGGTCTTGCGTTTCCAGTTAGCAAAGGCCTCCTCGTTAACTTCTATCCACGTACTTATTTCATCCTGTGTAAGCGTGGGTTCCCACGGCTTAGCAGGCAGTTCTCTAGGTGTTTGAGCGGGTAGTCCTGCCACTGCTTCTTTAGACTCTAATAGGGTGGAAAACACCTCTTGCACTCGCTTGTTGATACGCCACGGTGTGTCCTGAAGGGCGTTGATAGCCTCGTAGACTTCAGGCATCTCTTGATTCTCCAAGATGCGGTTAGACAGCTTATTGCGTGACCACACTAAATTTAGCGGGTGTAGCTGCTTATTGAGATAACCGCCATCATACGGTGTTGTCCAAGGCTGCGGAGGCACGAGCATCGGGTAATGAAACGGTGCTAAAAGTGATTCTTTAATCTCTGAGGTGGCTAACCATTCTTCAGCCAGCGGTGTGATACCAATAGTTTTACGTGTCTTACGGCCTTCGCGCCTGTTGATGACCTGTAGATAGCCGGTCGTGTCTATAAAGGTTTCGAGTAACTGAGCGCCAATAGCGATGCAGACCTGTTCTGACCAATCCGCACCTTCAAAGCCTAGTTCACTCAACTTCTTGTTTAACACCCGCAGTCGTTTACGCTCAGTACCTGCAAACTTAATGCGGTGTTCAATGTCCTTATAAGCGGCTTTCTGCGCTGTCAGGAAAATATCGTAATCGACTAATTCTTTAATACGCCTACCGATGGCGAGTGTCACCTTCACAAACGGTGCATCCCCTTTAACTAATGTTATCACACACTGCTTCGCCGCTACGAAGGCTAACACTGAAGGGTCTATGGCGGAGATGTACTTAAACGCTTCAGGTTTACGCCGTTTAGCGCCTTGCTCAACACACCATAACGCGAGGTTATTAGCTACGTCAGCTAACACCTCATACACCTTATCTGTGCCGACCTGCGTTTTATCCAGCCCTTGCATTTCAACCTTCTTGCGTACTCTATCAATGGCTACATTATGAGCATCTTCTTCTAAAGCGTGCTCCCTTATGTAAAGGTTCTTATCAAGCATCAATTCTTTGTTAAATAGTTGTGAGTCATTATTCATTTACGTATCCTCTATTGACTAGGCAAAGCTATAGCCTCCCGTAGAATTACAGGCGGCATAGATTCGCGTTTAGTGTGTAAGTATGTGTGTGTTTAGTTGGTTGTACAGCGAGCTGTTGCGTATGCGCGAGCTATATGTGGTGACCTATCTGTTAATTACCTGCCTTTAGTTATGTGATGTTTAGTTTACTGAGGTGGGTTAACACTCAGTTATTGGGTAGCCCTCTATAGTGGACTATTAGTAATTACTATAGTTGACTATAAGTGTTACTTTGAGTTTTGTTGTTCTTAAGGCAAGCACTTTCTATAGCCCCCACTGCGTAAGGGTTTCAGACCATGTTTCTAGCGCCTGCCGCTTCTCCACTTCATAGTCGAACAAGGAGGCCTGAATATATGTAGTGGCGGTAACACCGGAAGGTGAGTGGTTCATTAATTTACTGATTAGGTCTGAGGGTACACCTAAACTATTAATATGGTGCGCCGCTGTTCTACGGAGGTCATGCGAAGACGTAGGTAAGCAGCCTGCCGCCTCACATAAGCGCATAAGCGCCTGCCTAACACCGTGCCGACTAGGTAGACTACCTTTTGAGCTGGTGAACACGTAGCCGTCCTTAGAATCAGCTATACGAGGCTTAAGGAGAGCAACGGCCTGTTGAGGTAGCGCTATTAGCATTTCCTTACCGTTTTTAGAACGCGCCGCAGGGAGAATCCAACGGCTTCGCTCTAAGTCCAGCTCGGACACCTCCATATTTGCGGCTTCACTGACACGCGCTAAGGTTAGTAGGATTATCTTTAGAACGTCTTTATTGTGCGAAGCTACATCAGAGCTGTTGAGGATAGGTAGGAACGCTTGAAGCTCCTCACGGCTGAACTTACGTGTTTTAGGTTTACTGGCTTTAGTGGGCAGGCCGACACAAGGATTCGTGTCTAACTTGTCTATCTCAACTAAATACTTACAGAGCGTTGATAGCGCCACTTTAATCTTATTAGGTTTGGTTTTAAATGCCTTGAATAGGCGAAGATATTCTTTGATTAGTCGTCCATCCAAACGTACAACAGGCAAATTACCGCGAATATTAATAAACTCATAGATAATAGCTCCGTATTGTTTTCTTACGCCAAGGCTTAAATGAGAGTGTCCCACTTCGCGTTCGTAATCGCGCCACGCCTCTTTGATGGAATATTCTGACTTTTTGGGAAGGTCTAGCGCGCTAGACTTTGGTGTGGCGTGTTTACCGTTCTTATAGGTTAAATAAGCTAATCTCGCGTCATCAACGGAAACGTCAGGATAACGCCCTAAGTTGCGCTGGACGGTCTTACCTTGTCGCTTGAATATGTATAGGAAGGTCTTAGAGCCTGCTGGTGAGACTTTAATAGCGAACCCTTTGTCTACACTAGACCGGATAGTTTTAACGGTCTTGGAAGGCTCAAGGCTTGCTATAGAGAGGGATGTAAACTGCATATCAGCTCCTTAGAGGCGCTAGACCTTAGCGGTAGCTCGCTAGACCTTTAAGAGGTCTGCGAACCGTGGGCTAAATTCTAGCTAAGTGTTCTAAGTAGCTGAAAGTATTACTAAAACTTGGTAGGCACGAGTGGATTCGAACCACCGACCTCATCCATGTCAAGGATGCGCTCTAACCAACTGAGCTACGCGCCTGCTATTCAATCATCTGAAGGTCGAGCATTGTACTGAAAACACACGAGAT